TCCAGACAATGAAGCGCGTGAGATCAATGATAACCGTAGTAAGATCTTCATTAAAGCGGAGCCAGTAGATACCGATTCTCTTAAAAGAGAATTTCCAGAGTTCGAAGATAAAATAAAATCAGATATTGATTCAGATATCCAAAGCAGTAAAACATCACTCAACGATTACACTGCTAGGAGTAGTAACGCCGATAGAGATATGCCTGATATATCTTTTTTAACGGGTAAACAAAAAACCACTCCAAGGACTATGTTGATTACGGCTTGGATGAAACCCGATGAAACTGAAGAAGTTGAAACAGAAGAGGTCGATGAGAGTGGGGAAATCAGCACCAAAGTTATCATTAAAAAAGTATATCCATTTGGCAGAGTAATTAAGATAGCCAATGGGATAAAGATATTTGAAGGAACCCTCACTGAGTCAGGACGTTTTCCCTTTATGAAGTATGTTAATTACATGCTTCCAAGGGAGTTTTTTGGCGTTTCAGAAGTGGAACAGCTTGAGAGTCCACAAAGGGTTTTTAATAAGATTTTAAATGCCGCTATTGAGATTATGAATCTTATGGGTAATCCGATTTGGGTGATCTCTACAGATTCGGGGATTGATCCCAATAAGCTTATCAATCGTACTGGACTAGTGGTGGAAAAAGAGCCAGGTTCAGAGGCAAGGCGTGAGCATGGTGTTGAACTAAATGCTACAATTTTTCCTTTGCTAGATAGATTAGAATCTTGGTTTGATAAAATCGGTGGTAACCAAGAAGTTTCCAGGGGTCAAGCTCCTGCTAGTATCACGGCTTCAAGCGCTATCGAGCAACTAATGGATGCTGCAAGAACTAGGATCAAACAAAAGCAAAGAAATTTAGATGCCATGGTTAGAGAGATGGGTAGGCAATACATTGATATTGTTTTGGAAAATTATACTAAGTCAAGAGTGTTCAGAGTAACCAATGATCAAACCGGAACTAAATATTTTAAATTCCGTGTCGATAAGGTTTTAGTCGATGGCAAAACTCAATTGGTTGGCAAGATAAGAAATTATGTTCAAAACGATGGTGAATCGATAGCGATGTCAGATCAGGAGCAAGAATTTTTTATTTCCGGTCGGTTTGATGTGAAAGTAAATACTGGAACCTCATTGCCGTTTGCTGTAGCGGATAAAGAAACTAAATCATTCTCTCTATTTGATCGTGGTATCATTGATGAGGAAGAAGTTTTAAATAACATTGAATACCCAAATAAAGAGCAGGTGATTCAGAAGTTAATGGAACGGAAAGCGGCAATGCAACAACAGAAATTAGAAAGTGGAGCATAACATGGATCAAGCAATGGCTGGACAAGAAGTTGAAGGAAAAGAAATGGAAGGCGGTCAAAGTGACGTTGGAGAATTCATTAAGAATTTGTCTGGTGGTTTAACAACTATCACGCAAATGATCGGCTCAATGCCCGATGCTGATCCGGCTGATGTTCAAGAGATAGAAGACATTACCAACCGTTTTCAAGGTCTGATGTCCAAATTAGCTGGTGGAACTGAGGCTGGCGCTGCTCCACAAGCTCAAAGCCCTAAAGCGAGTCGCGGTAAAGCTGTTCCTGTTCAATCGATGGCGGGTAAACCAGTTTCTCCAGCTGGTTATTAATAAGTTAATCTATTTATTTCCATTTATTTATATTTATTTTTAAAGAGGTTTTATCATGGATGTGGAAAACATTGATGTCGAAAAGACTATTGCTAATATTGAGCAATACGGCGAGGCAAATCCTAAAGAGTTGGCTGTTGAAACCGTTTCCGAGGATAAGCCATTTTTATCGTTTAAAAATAACGATGATTTTTTGAAGTACGAGTTAGAATATAAAGCCGATCAAAAAACAGTTAAAGAGGATTTAGCTACTATTCTGCAAAGAGCCCAAAAGGGTTATCACTATGCGCAAAATATGCAGAAGTTCAATCAAGATAGAGAAGCTTTTGAAAACGAGAGAAAAACGATCTCTCAACAGATGGCGGAAGCTAAGGCGCTTCAAGAGAAATGGTCTAAATTTGAGAATTACGCAAAAGAGAAACCAGAGTGGTACGAACACTGGGAAAATGCATGGAATAATCGTGAGTCACAGGGTAGAGATTTTTCGGGTGAGCATACAGACTTTGAGGCAAAACTCAATAATGCGCTTGCTGAAAGACTAAAACCTTATGATGAGCTTTTAAATAAAAGTAAGGATATTGAGCTTCAAGCAAAGATATCCGAAGATGATCGAATTTTGGATGACCAAGTGAAATCCATTCGCAAAACTTACGCGAATATAGATTTCGACCGTACAGATCCGGCTACAGGTAAGTCCTTAGAGTTTCAAGTTTTAGAGTTCATGAGTCAAAATGGAATGAATAATTTCAATCATGCATTCAAAGCTTTTTACCACGACAACTTAGTAAAACTGGAGATCGAGCGGCAAAAGGAAACAGAACAGAAGTCGATCATGGAGAAAAAGAAGATGGGTATCATCGGAGAAAAGCCATTAAATGGCAATTCTAAGAGAGTATCTGATACTAGAGGTTTAAGTTGGGATCAAATAGCCGCGATGGCTGGTAAAGATTTGGGTATAGAATAACAAAATTAAAAAAAGGGTAAAATATGGCTTTGACTATTGATCAATTGAATGCGTTGACTGATAAGTATTTTCTAAAGAAACTCCATGATAATATTTTTGATAGCAATCCTTTGCTACAAAAGTTGATGAAAAGCGGCTCTTATAAACCAGTGTCAGGTGGTACTCAAATATATGTTCCACTAAATTACGCTACTACTACTGCAAGCGGCTGGTATAGCGGAGCAGACACTTTATCCACAAGTGACAATGACAACATAAGCGCGGCTGTTTATGATTGGAAATCACTTTATGCTGGCGTAGCAATCACCGAAGAAGATGAGATGAAAAATTCTGGTGATGCGGAGCAATTGAATCTTTTAAAATCTAAAATGCAAATTGCAGAAAAGACTTTAAAAGATTCACTTGGTACAGGTTTATATTCTGATGGCACTACTGCCAAATCGATTATAGGATTGCGTGATATAATTGCTACAGATCAAACTGTAGGTGGTATTAGTCAAACAACCAACTCCTGGTGGGCTGGCCAACTGAATAGCACAACCAACGTTACAAGCATTTCTGCTATGAATGCCTTGTATCAAAATGCTTCTGTGGATAATGAGGTGCCTAACTTTATTGTTGGTACCAGAACCATTTACAATGCGTATTATGCTTTACTCCAACCTCAACAAAGATTTATGGATGAGGAAACCGCTAAAGGTGGCTTCCAAAACCTTATGTTTAATGGTGCTCCTATAGTGGTTGATAGCCATGTCCCTGCAAGCAATTTGATGATGTTGAATCTAAATCACTTGCATTTATTTTATCATCCAAAAAGAAACATGTCATTCGAGCCATTCCAAAAACCAATCAATCAGCAAGTTAAGGTTGCTAGGATTTTATGGATGGGGGCTTTTGGATCAAGTAACAATAGATTGCATGGCCGTTTTTCAGCATTAACAGCTTAATTTAAATAATTCACAGAAGGGGATAAATATGACTTTTTATTCTGGTACTCCAGTAATTTTCGGTGGTGTTTCCGCTACCACTTCTTCACCTGGTGCTAATGATCCTGAAATCGGTACTAGACGTTGGGAAGGTGGCAGAGAGTATGTTTATGTTTATAATGATTGCAATTCAAATATGGCTGTAGGGCAAGGTATTACTCTGCAATCGGGTGCAAGTGGATATTCCTGTACCATCAGCTCAGTAACATCAGCGGATATCTGCGTAGCCGTAGTAAGAAACTCTACTATTTCCACAGGGTATTATGGTTGGGCGGTTACTAAGGGCATCACCTATGTGAAGATGATGACTGCTTCCGGCTCTGTTGCCGCTGGTGATTGTTTAGAATTTGCCGCTAACGGTTTATTCTACAAGGCATCGAATGCTACTGGAAATGTGTCTCCAGTAGTTGGTAAAGCTTTAGAAGCAATTGCATCAACCACTACAGGTTTAGCGTATATTTCTTGTTATTAGGCTTTAAGAACCATTTATTTATTATTTATTACTGAGGGATTTTATTTATGAAGAAAAGAGAAATCATTTGCGAGTATCAAAATTATATTTTTCATCAACCAGTCCCTACTAGTCAGCTACGATCTAATGCTGTAGCCAATGACAAGGTAACGATTGATGCATTTAGCAAAAAATGGTTGAAGAATATAAGAGAAAACAAAAAGTTTTTTGGCTCTTTTAAAGATAAATCCCTTGGTAATTTATTCGGTAAACACCTGTATCAACCGATTGTGGTTGCGGGTGCTGGCTCTAGTTTAAAAAACAATGCGTTGGCTCTAAAAGATCGTGGTTCAATACCTTTGATAAGCTGTTTACATAATTTTCATTTTCTTGAAGATAATGGTATTCCAGCTGATTATTATGTCAGCTTAGATGCTGGTGAATTAGTTTTAGAAGAGGTATCAGAAGGTGGCCAGAAGTCAGAGTCAGAATATTGGGAGCTTACTAAAGATCGGACGCTGATAGCTTTTATTGGCTCAGATCCTAGATTATTTCAAAATTGGAAGGGTAACATTTATCTTTTCAATGCTCCGGTACCAGATGAGGCTTATGAAACTGAAGTTGAAACCATAGAGAAGTTTAGATGCTTTGTGTCAAATGGCGGGAATGTTTTGGGCGCTTGTATGTATATCGCTAAAGCATATTTTGGGTGTTCTGCAACAGTTTTTATTGGAGCTGATTTTAGTTTTGGTTATGAGAG